CCATAGCCGAGGCCGAGGCCGAGGCCGGAGCCGTCGTCGGAGCCGTCGTCGGAGCCGTCGTCGGTGCCGAAGCCGTAGCCGAGGCCGGAGCCGTCGCCGTCGCCGTCGCCATAGCCGTCGCCATAGCCGTCGCTGTAGCTGTAGCCGTAGCGGCCAACGCCGTAGCCGAAGCCGGAGCCGTAGCCGTCGCCGGAGCCGTCGCCGTAGTTGGAGCCGTAGCCGAGGCCGTCGCCATAGCCGAAGCCGTAGCCGTCGCCGAAGCCGTAGCCGTAGCCGTAGCCGTAGCCGTAGCCGTCGGCGAGGCTCGGCATCTGACCGCGCAGGATCACGACCGCCATGGTGCCGACTCCCATGCCTCGACAGCGACTTTCGTGCATTCCGCAACGCAAGTGATTTTGCGAAGCTCGATGTCCGCTGCGGGGCCGACGCGGCACGCTTTGCTTGGCCCCCTCTCAGCAAGGCCGAGGAAACCTTTCACCGACGCATCCCAATACGGGATATTACGGGCCCGATTGAGCTTGATCGTGTCGCCTGACGTGTCGTCGGCGTAACCGAAAAACACGCCGCGATATTCGGTAGTGACCAGGACGGGTCTGCCTTTGGGTGGTGTCGGTGCTTTTGCCATTTGATGCCGCCTCTTGTTGTCCGATCACCGGAGCGCCGCTAGAGCGAAACCGGGTGGGCAAACCCGGCATTGGTGGGACGGCAGCGCCCCGGTGATGTAGGGACAATAATTCACTATTGGTGTACATGTCAAACACGAAAATACACCGCCAGTGAACGGATGTGCACAAGTTTTTGTGTGTGCTTACGTAAGGCCGTGTTTCGAATGGCTTATCTTACGCATTGCTGACAAAATGTCGCAGAGCGACCGTCAGCCTGTCGGAGATTGATGGCGCGCAGTGTGGAGCGCGTCGAGTGCCCGCCGAATCGTCGGAGCGAGATCGGACGGATCGCCCCGGAAGACGTAATCCAGCGTCAGCCCATGCGCGTCGCAAATGGCGATTGCAGTTAGCACGGACGGCAATTTCGTCCCGTTTTCAATCATGTTGTAGGTGTTCGTCGCCAACCCTGCGCGGCGGCCAAACTCGCCTTGCGCGAGCCCGAGCACCTCCCTAACGGCGCGCAAGTGCTCTCCTACGGCCTTTCGCAAGGCGGCGTTGGCTTCTTTTGCATCGGGCGATCGACGGGTGGCGGCCATGTCCGGACGTAGTACACCGTCCGTTAAGTTTTGCACACCATTGATCCACAGCGCCGTTGACCATACACCATCGGTGAAGTATTGTCCCCCTCATGAAGTACGACATCAACACGGTTGCCGACCTAATCGAATGTCTCGATGGCCCGGAAGGGGCGGCGGCACGATTCAAAGAACTGAGCCCGCAAGCGATCTGCAACTGGCGATTGCGTGGAGCGATCCCGCCGTCTCGGCACATGCAGGTTGCGTTGCTCATGAAGCGCTTGGGCAAGACGATCAAGCCTGACGTGCTCGGGATAGATCAAGGCGATTGGGAACTATTGTTCCCGGATGCAAATCGCCGTCGTCGCTCTTGCTCGCGTCCTGCTGCGTAAGTTTCCCAGACCCGGCGGCGTCTCATCTGCCGCCGGAACCTGACCGGGCGGGCGTCGCCTGAAAGCGAGACCAGCTCGCCCGGTCTCTTTGTCCCCGTTGCGTCCCATGTGCGTGCTCCGGCCCCATCGCCGGAGGCGTGGTGGCGATGTCGCGACAACTCTCCAGCGCGATTTCAGCCGATTCGGTACCACGCCTCCTGCCATGTGGCTGTGAAACGGCGAACCCCGCCGGGCGGCATGCCAGCGGGGTTCGAAACAAGGTCGGACTTCAGGGTAACGGAGGCACTATGCCAGCGACACGAGGCCGAAACAAGGCAAGCGCGAGATTTTCCCCGTTCCGTCGTCGTCAGGAGGCCGTGGCATGAGCGGCCCTGCATTCGTCCGCATGTACCCTTCCGCTTGGCGCTCTGGCTGCCTCGGGCTCTCGATTGAGCAGGAAGGGCTTTACATCCGCATATGCATGTTCATCGGCGAGACCGGTCGGCGCGTGCCGCTCGATGACAGTCAAGCCGCCAAGATGCTCGGCGGAATGAACGTCAACCAATATCGCAAGGTTTTGGGCCAACTCTTGATGTCGGGGAAGATCAAGCGCCATGAAAACGGCTACGGCAACGACCGGATCGAAATCGAGCGTAAGAAAGCCGCGCAAGCCAATTCCAAGCATTCCGCCCAGGCCGAAGAACGCCCCGATCGGGAAGCCGATCCGGGATGCGAGCGGGAAGATAATGAGGTTCCCGTAGGGGTAACCCACCAAGTTGCTACCCCAGCAACTACCCAAGATACCCCCCCTAGTTACCCCCCCAGTCGCGTCGAAAAAACTCAATGTTTTCTACGCGCGACTAAGGACTATGATTTAGGACTAAAAGAAAAAGAAGATACCCCCTTACCCCCTAGCGGGGGTCCGACCCATTTCGAAGCTTTGACGGCTTTCGAGGCCTACAACGCAACCGCCCTTCGCTGCGGTTTGCCCCAGGCGGCAAAGTTCACCCCCGACCGGAAACGCAAGATCGTCGCCAGGCTGCGCGACTACGGCTCGGACGGCTGGTCGAAGGCCCTGGCCAACATCGAGCGATCGAGCTTCCTGACCGGCACGAACGATCGCGGCTGGCGGGCCGATCTCGAATTCCTGCTCCAGCCATCGAGCTTCGCGAAGGTCCACGATGGCGGCTACGGCAACGGCCGGCACACGACCCCGAAGCCGATCACGATCCCGCAGCGCCGTGGCCCGGCCCCCGGCAGCTCGGAATACCTCGAACAGATCGCCCGTGAAATGGGGCTCTCGTGATGCAAATCGATCAGATGACGCCGGACAAGGCGGATTTCATGGCGAGGGTGTTCGTGTGCGGGCTACGCGATGCCGAGGTCAAGCCGGGACACCCACTGCACGGCAAGCGCATCATCGCCAGCGGGCAATGGTCGGCACACTTCCATAGCCACCCTTGGGTGAAGCGGGCCGAGACCGAGGGGTTTTCCTCGATTCTGCGCACGCACTGCATCCATGCAGCCAAGCGTCGGATCATGGCCGGGGCCAACTACTCGAACGTTTCCGATCTGATGCCGGATCGCAGCCTTATGGACCACTGGTCGACCCAGAATGAGCGCTACCGCCTAGCCGCGGAGTGGCGCGAGACGGCCGCGCGCGAGCACGGCAGCGTGGATGCTGCGCTCGCGCGTAGTCGGCGCCTGGATCGCAATTGGGGGCAAGTAGCGTCCGGGGGCAAAAATTGACCAAGCGCGGCCAAGGCCTGGACTGGCGGAAAGCTGTCAAGCGCTCGAAGGCGCGGATCGAGACCGAGGAACGCCGCGCGCTGCTTGCCCGGCGCTTTTCCCCTCCCGAGCGAGAAATCCCTCCCCGCAAGCCTCTCACGGACTCCCGGGGCCAGCCGATCACACTGCCGAAGGTTTCGATTTTGGAGAGCGAGATATGAGCCGGATTGAGACAATCGGTGCCTGCACGCTCTATCTGGGGGATTGCAGGGAAATTTTGCCGACTGTCGGGAAGGTCGATGCCGTGGTGACAGACCCGCCCTATGGGATTTCGCTTAATACGAATGGCACAAGGTTTAGCGGGGGAGAACAAGCCAGCCGTGCCCGCCGCGGGACAGGCAAAGACTACGGGGCGCCGATACACGAGGACGATCGGGATTTTGATCCAAGCCCATTTCTTCTGGGTGGAGAGCAAATCATTTGGGGCTGGAACAACTTCCCGGACCGCTTACCTAAAGGCGCATGTCTGATTTGGATTAAGCGCCTTGACGCAGCATTCGGATCATTTCTATCGGACGCCGAGACGGCCTGGTTTTCACGAGGTCACGGCGTCTACTGCTTTCGCGATATGTCAATGATGGCGGAGGCAAAGACCCGCGAGCACCCGACGCAAAAGCCGGTTCCGCTCATGGCGTGGTGCATTGAGAAAACGCGAGGCCACACCATTCTCGACCCTTTCATGGGCTCCGGCACGACAGGCGTTGCCTGTGTGAAGCTCGGCCGGAAGTTCATCGGGATCGAGATCGAAGAGCGGTACTTCGACATCGCCTGTCGGCGCATCGAGGAGGCTTACCGCCAGCCGGACTTGTTCGTGGAACAGCCCGCAATGCCCAAGCAACTTGCCCTTGAGATCGGAGCGCCATGGGGAATATCGGATTTGATCGGAGGGTGATCGTGACGCCGGAACGCCTGGACTACTACCGAGCCGTAGTTGCCGCTCATGCGAAAGCGCAGCGGCATGACACGAAAGTGCTGATTGAGGTTTCCGACCTGCGCGACCTGCTCGATTGCACGGCAAACCGCCAGTTCGTGCGCATCAAGGCGATCAGCGCCCCGTGTGAGACTTTCAAATGCCCCGCGAACCTTGTTCCCACAGGCTTCTAAGAGGATTTGAGGGATGGCCGCTACATTAACACTCCAGCAGACAACCGCTCCAGGCGACGCTGTGAGCGCATTTGCGCAGCAGGTTGAGATAGTCTGCGGCGAGATCGCCTCGATGCTGATCTCGAAAAACCTCGCCTACGGCAACAGCGCGCTCGACCCGCTGCGATGCTTCTCCAAGGCCGATGCGGTCGAGCAAATCAAGGTCCGCATCGACGACAAGTTGTCTCGGCTTATGCGCGGGCGAGACGCGGGCGAAGACACGATCACAGACCTGATCGGATACCTCGTTCTCCTCAAGATCGCGAAGAAAGGTGGCTGAAATGGCAGAGACAGATTTAGCTAGTGCCTATGCGCTTTTTGGAAGATTGACGGAAGACGGCATCACCGCCGTTGGGCGTGGCCTGGTCATGGCGCAAGCCAGTGATAGCGACATCGCTACGCTGCTTGATTTGGGACTGCTGGAAGAACGCCAGTACCCTGACAGTCCGCCGATTTTGGAAATCAGCGAGCGCGGAATGCACGTCGTATCGGACAGGTCTAAATCAGAGTCGCAACTGATAAAAGAAGCCGAGTCAATCTATCAACGGCTCAAGCGCAAGGGATAAGCACATGGCAACCAAATCCATCGGCAAAGCAAAGCTCGCCACCAAAGGCGGCAGGACTCGCGTCGAGCCTGCGAAGGCTTACCGCGACGTGTCTAAGCGCATCGGAGCGAAGAAAGCGGCCGACCGCAAGGAAGCCGGATACCGGAAGAACAGGACAGCATGACCTGGACCGAAGCCATAGGCGCGGCTGAGGTCATCGTCGGCGCCGTGCTCATCTTCCTGACGGCGGGCGCCGGGTGGATATCGTTTACGCACATGATGGGGCCGGTTGGAATGGTCGCCGTCGGGTGCTGGCTGCTGCAACAGGAGGGATGACATGAGCCCCGACCAATTCAGAGACCGCATCATGGCCCGCATCGAGCGGGATCAGGCAATACACGCCTCCTCACTCGATGAGGAGATCGCGACGTTCGTCGCGTGTCAGGCAAAGCCGCCGATGTACAGTGTGGATACCGGCACGGGCATCATCACGCAGATGTCCGACGCCGATTGGCGCCAGGCGCTGGAGGCCGAAACGGACGCGATGATGCGCAAGGCCGCCGCCAACCTCCGCAAGCATCAAGAAAAGATGATGCTGGAGGCGTTCTACGGGAAAGAGCAGGCCGTGTTGTTCCCGTGGCAACGCGCAATGGCTCAGAAAGGCGGTGCTTGATGTGGTACGCCCTCCGCGTGCGGTATCGATCCGAGATCGTAGTACGGGAGGCGCTTGTGCGCCTCGGCATCGATGCGCGAGCGCCTGAGCAGACTGTGCGCGTGGTGCGGAATGGCAAGAAATCCAAGGAGACGCGCGCCGTTCTCCCCTGCTACGCCTTCGCCGACGCCAAGATTTTCGACCAATGGGACTACGTCAGGGAGTTGATGCCCGCTGTCGTCGGCGTGATGCGCATCGGTGATCGATATGCCACCGTCACATCAGCAGAGCTTCACGCCATGCGGGTGCTGGCGGAAGTCGAGGCCGAACCGGAGCGGTTCACGCCGGGGCAAGCCTTGCGCATGAAGCGCGGGGCGCGCGCCGAACTCTCAGTCTTGTTCAAGCGGCTGGAGGCCGGCAAGGTGGTAATCGACGTGGAGATGTTCGGTAGGACTTTCGAACAGCGCGTAGACGAGGCAATGGTGGAGGCGGCGTGATGAAAGACGACGATGCAGCAATGACAGCCGAGTGCGTGGTCAGAGCGCTTGATAAATACTTGTCGACGCTACCATGGCCAGAGCCTCCTTCATTGTACTGGACCGGCCCGAACAAGGCGGGGTCGATTATTGAGGCGCGTGACCTGCTGGTCAAGACAATCGCGGCGACCATCCGCATGAGTGAGCCGCGAAAGTCGCCGCTTCAAAACACCAGATGATACAGCAGCGAGCCGAGTGCCATCGCCGCAATCACCGCCAAGCCGACATTGAATTGCGGGCTCACAGCAGCCCCTTCAAGATCGCGGCGAGCTTGGGATACTTGTCTTGCAAGATCACTTGAAGGATGCCCGCGATGGCCAGGATAGCCCGCTCGTGAAGCGACATGCGCTTCTCGATTGCGTCGAGGCGCTTGTCGGCCCGCTCCTTGTAGGTCTCGTTGCTCTCCTCCCGGTGCTCCTGGTGCACCTCGATCCGCGTCAAGCGCCGATCGGTTTCGAGCGAGAACGATTCCATCAGCAATTCGTGTGGGCGTTGAGGCATTCATGAGGTCGCCTTCGGCTTATCGGCTCCGCATTGCGCGACGATGACGGGAGGCTTGCTCTTGCCCGCGGCCGCGGCCTCGACGGCGGCGAGGTAGCTCTGCTGTTCCGCAATTTCCTTCTGCAGCCGGCACGGGGCCGCCGCGCTATTCTTCACCCGTGGCAATTCCCGGATCAACTTCATCTGGTCAATCGGCGTAGCCTGGGGCGGGCTTTGACATGCGCCGAGGAACAGGCACGGGAGCAGCGCGAGACTTTTCGGCAGCCGCGCGGCCAGCGTTGAGAGCTTCATTGGTTTTCGCCTCGATCTTGGCCACAGCCGCTTGTGCGCCGATGGCCCGTTGTTTGGACACGTCCACGGTACGCCACGTTGCAACAGTCACCAGAAGCCCCGCGATCAATGCCGCGATGAGCCCGTATTGACCGAGACCGGCCAGCAGAAATCCCATGATCAGCCTGCCTTACCCTCATTGTGGGCCTTCACGCGGCGGGACACGACGATGCCAATCCCGGCAACCGTGAGCCCAAGGCCGATCGCCTTGGCGTTGCCGCCGATCTTCATCGCGGTTTCGCGAACTGGCTCCAGATCGCCGATCGCGCCGACCCACTCAATGACGGCTTTCGTGCCTTCGTCGAGGTAGTGGATGAGCGTGGCGAAGGCCGCCGTGATCGCCCCCCAGATCGTTCCGGACTTGTGGAGAGGGTTCGGTGTGGTGTCCGCCGGCTGGTCCAGCTTCTGCGGCATCTCAGGCTCGATCGCCGCCGAAATCGGCTCTAGGAACAGCGCCGCCTCTTTGCCGCGACGCGCCACGAGGCCGGGGAGCACCTTGCCAGCAGCCTTGGTCCAGCGCCCGAACTCCTGGCCCGCCGCCTCCCACTGACCCGCGTTGACCTTCTTGAGCAGCGTCGATTGCCGCAACGCCTCGGTGCCGAGGTTGTAGGAAAACGACACCAGCGCATCGAACTGGTTCTGGTTGAGGTCCGTCGTCGAGTAGCGCTGGACGGCGGCCTCGTGCTTCTCCAGTTCGCCGAGCAAGCGCGCCTCGGCGTCCGCCTTGGTCCAGCGCATGCCTTCCCGCACGCTTTCGGTGCAGCCGTAGCCGATCGTCAGGACGCCAGCCGGGCAACGGTATGGGATGCACGAGCCGTCCGGCAGCGCGCGGTGATAGCCCTCGAATTCTTTGATCATGTCGAGGCCACGAGATGAAATTTTCATTTCGACGCCTCCCGCGCCAGCGCGCCGAGCGCAGCCTTGAGCTTGATGATCTCATCCCCCATGGCAACGAGCGCGCGTCCCTGCATGTTGACCTGCTCCCGCACGTCGCCGGACACGTCCTCGGCCGCCTGCTGCTTGCGCCGCATTTCCTCGGCGGTTCGGGATAGGTCATCGACAAACGCGGCGGCCTTGACGTCACGGTGCAGGCCAATGTGCGTCATTTGCAAAATCCGCAGGAATTGGGGTTGCGTCTTTGAGCGCGCGCCCGATCATGATGTGCGACGATTTCCAGTGCGCGGCCGCCTGCGCAAACGCCATCGTCGTTTGCGCATCCATGGCCACCAAAGTGTTGTCGGCAGCGATCCAGCCGAAGTCGCGATCTGGGTCCGCCCATCTGAGATCACCCGGCTGTTTGCCCGAGATGATCGCGGCCAGCGCCAGCGTGCCGGCTCCCGTCATGTTGGTTTGACTGTCCGGGTCAAAATCATATCGGCGACCGCCGAACGCAAACGCATTCAGCCGCCGGTCGCGTTCGGCATCGACCATGGCCGCAGTCGGGGCGTCGATGTCGAACGCAAGCAAGACCGCTTGCGCAGCGGCTTTTTGCTGTTCCGTCGCTTCCGGCTTGTAGTCGATGCGCCACGTCCTTCTGTCGTTGCGACTGCCGATCGCAACGCCGTGAATGGGGCATACAATTTCAATCGCTTCTGTGAGAGCCATTAGAACGTCCCGCTGACGATGAGCCCAGATTGAACGGCGGACGATGCGAACGTCCCGTTGTCGCCGTAGAAGACCAGCGACGTGGTGCCATATTCCAGCAAGGCGAAGTAATGCCAGCCGATCGGCGCGCGCATTGGCAGTGTCGTCGAGCCGACGATGCTCCCGGTTTGTCCGACTGCGGCAGTGGTGATGCCGCTCGGGGCAGATACCGTGTCAAACCCAATTCCAAGACGACCGTTGCCCGACCCAGTACACCAACAGTTGCCGACAGCAAGCGTCGTGTCGCCCGCGATGCCTGTGATCCATGACGTTTGCATGTTGGCGGAGTTGTTGGATTGCCGCCACGAGCCGGTCGTGTAACTCCAAGAGTCCGTGGAATCCAAATTCATTGCCGTCCAACCGGAGCGGCTATAGGCGTTCCAAATACCGATTACGCCCGCAGTGCCGCCGTTCGCGCTCGCGGTCGGCATAATGCAATCAACTAGACTTGATCCGTTTGTGCGGATCGTCCCGACGTACGTACCGCGATTGGCCGCCGGCCCGTTCGTTACTGCGTTTTTGTTGGTCCAGATTCCATTGAGCATCTGAAGCTCGGTCGTGCCGGCACCCGCGCCGCGCGCCGTGTCCGACGTCCACGCGGGACCACGCGTGCACCGGTACGTGCTGCCGTCCAACCACACGAACAAGTCATAATTGCTGTTCGTCGCGCACGCGGCCGGTGATTTAGTGGCATCTGTCGTGGCCTGGCTCAGCTCGCCGCCGATATCTGTCATGGTCCACGTCGACCCATTGTACAGCGGGACGTATTGGCCGATATGCGGCGTGTAATACACCGTCGCCGCCCCGCTCACGGTCGACGTTAGCACTGGCGTCGCGGTCGTCAGTGTGATCCGGCCCTGCGGCTGCGACGGCGAGCCACCGCCACCAGATGACACAACAGCTTGTCCGCTGGCCTTCTGGTAGGCAATCACCGTCCAGTTGCCCGCGCTGTCCGACGACGCGACAAACGTGTCTCCGGCCGCCGTCGTGATGTTCGCCGCACCCGGCAGAATGAGCGCTGTGGCGTTGTGCGTAAGCGTCAACGCGCCGGCAAACGATCCAAACCGGATTTGATTCGGCACGCTGCCGAAACTGGTGATTGTCGTCGTGCCCGTGATCGATACGCGATCCGTTGCCGTGGCGCCGATATTCGCAGTTGCCGCGCTTGCGACTGTCGTCACGGCGCCGGCGAGGCTCCGCAACGGCAGCGCGGACCAATTGGTGCCGTCCGAGACGATCCGCGCGCCCTCACGCGGCGATAGCACGTAGGAGGCTGCGCCGTTGATCGTCGAGGTCGTCGGCGTCAACGTCGCGACGCTGTTGCCCGCGTTCCAAAGATCGACAAAAAACCCGGCCGCAAAATTGGTCGTGGCCTGCGGAACGGTAACGGCAATCGCCGCTGCGTTCGAGAGCGTAACCAACTTGGCATTGTCGCTCGCCGCAATCGTGTACGTCGTCCCGATCTGCGCGTTTATGGCGCGCACGTTGGTCAGCGTGCCCGAGGTCGTGATTGCGCCGCCAGTGGCGCCAACGCCCGCCGATGACAGGCCCGCGCCGGCTGTTATGCTCGTGATGCCTCCTGCGCCGTCGGCGCCCTTGTCGCCGGCTGGGAAAAACAGGATTCCGACGTTCACCGCCGAAAACGACGTGACACCGGAGCGATACGTGACGCTGATCGTATCATATGCGCCATTATCGACGACTGTGCCCGTGACCGAAAAATAGACACGGTTTGCCGGCGTCGTCAGGTCGATGAGTTCGAGCACGCCCTTTGTGGCCGACGTGCTGTCGTCGAACGTTTGCAGGAACGTCGCCAGGTTTGTCCCGAGCCGATCCGTCTCGTTGACGTACAGCGCCGTTGCGCTGGCGAGGCTGGCGTTGTTCGCGCGAATTTTGCCGCTGCCAGGATCGGCCGCCGTCGTGCCGGTGTCCCACGTATAGTCGATAGCTACAGGCCCCGCAGCGCCGGTCGAGCCAGTCGATCCGGTCGCGCCGGTCGCACCCGTCGCACCCGTTGCGCCGGTCGCACCTTGATCGCCCGTGCGATAAAACGACACCAGCAGCTGATCGCCGTTGTTGAGCGCTGTCGGCGCCGTGATGTTGGTGACGTTGAACGTCAGCCAGGTCGTATTGTCGGTAACGGCGCTCGTCACGTCGAACACGGCGACGGTGACGCCCGTCGTTTGCTTGCGGATGACGAGCTGGCCGCGGTGGGCCGAGGTCGTCGAATCGTCCCACGTGTTGACCCATCCCGAAACGTTGGGGTTGCCGGCCTCGGCCGTCGTCGGGGCAATTGCGATCTGCGTCGCGCTGCCGATCGCCGCGGTGTTGAAACGCAACCCGCCCGCGGACGGCGCGGCCATCGTCGTGGTCGAGTCATAGGTGTATTTGATGCCGCCGTCAGACCCGGCCGATCCGGTCGCGCCCGTCGCACCCGTCGCACCCGTTGCGCCAGTCGCACCCGTCGCACCCGTCGCGCCGGTCGGCCCTTGCAGCGACACGCCCGCAGGCCATGCCCCGGCCGCCTTCGGACCGTACATGATCTTAGCCGCCGGATCATACGCATAATCGCCATCGATCCCCGTGCCGCTGGACGGCGCCCCGCTGGTCGTTAGGATCGTCTTCACGCTCGACGACGCGCCCGCGAACAGAGCCAGGTCGTAGATGATGACATAATGCACGTAAACGTTCTTGACGCGGTTCTCGGTGATCGTCGGAGAGCTGGCGTCGGTGTAGTACAGTCCAGGCGGCGAGATGAAGGAGTTAAAGGCGCTACCGGTAGCTGCCGTTGTCGTCGAGCTTGGAAAGTTCTGAATGTTATGCGCGTGCGACTTCACGGCGTCGTTCTGGAACGAGCCGACATGATCGCCGACCGCGCCACCAGTCTTGAGCGCATAGCGGAGGTTGACCGTGCCGCCCGAGGTATAGGTGCCGGCGAAAACCGAGCCGTTGAGGTCGAACGTCGTCGAACTCTGGACGGTTATGGTCCAGTTGCCGTTGGCCGCGGTCGCGCCGACGACGCCAGAAATGGTAACGCGGTTTCCGCTTTCGAGTTTTGCTGTGCTGGCCACCGTGATGCGGCAGACGCCCGCCCCGTTGTTCGTGACGTTGGTCACCGCCAGCGTCGTCGTCGCGTCGGGATCGACGCCCGCGCCGTTGTTCCAACCTCGCGGGACGTAGCCGCGACGGTCCGGAATGTTGAACGTGGTCGCGCCGTCGCCCGCGCCGTAGGTCGTGCCGATGACCGAGAACAGATCGGCATAGGTCGTGCGCGATTTCGCCGAGCCGTCGCACGTCCACGTGCCAGCCCATGGCGTCTCAGACGGACACTCAATGATCTGCCCGAGACGCATCAGGCCGCCGGTAATCCGGCTATCGAGCATACTGGACGTGATCAGGCCGGAAGCGTAGCCCGTGCGCGAGAACGCGACAGACTTCCACGCGTTGGCGCCGTTGCTTGCCAGCGTGATCGCGTCGCCGGTCGCCGTCAGCGCGACCGACGCGGCGCCGTTGAGCAGATCGCCGCCGGTGCCGATCAGGGTAAGGTTGTTCGAGCTGCCCTTGCGGATCGCGGTGAACGTTTTCCCGTTGCCGGCAGCGAGTGCGGTCGGGATCACGACGCTGATATTGCCGCCCGCGGTGTCGAATTCCTTCGCCGTCCCGTAATCAGCCGGGACCACGGTGTAGGTCGTGGACGCTACGGCCGCGATCGACACATTCCAGAGCCCGTCACCCGTGCTGCCACCAACAGCAGCGCCCTTCACGTTGTCGTGGCTCGCGAGCGTAACCCCGAGCGCATCCTTCAGCGTCACCTTGTAGGCAGCCGTGCCGGTGTAGATCAGCACCTTGTTGCCGCCGGAGGAGGGATAGCCGCTCGCGTCGGTCGTGATCGAGACGCCGAGCGAGCTCGTCAGCCCCGAGTCGGAATAGACCGTCTTGGGCGTCGAGGTGCCAGCGTCATAGAACTCGATCGACCCACCCGACACCGGGTTGTCGTTCGCATCGGTCAGCCGCCAGCCCGGAGGAAAGACGGCAACGGAATCGGTCATGTCTATTGGGTGTCCTGAGACGGACGCGCACTAGCCGCAGCGCCGCCGGCCATCAGACCGGCCAAGCCATAGCGACGGAGGATTTCTATGACGTATTCGGACATGGTTCCGTCATTACGGGATGCGACTTGACCATGCCCACCGTTGTTCGCCTCGGCACTCGCTGTCTTTGAGGCAAGCGCAGGTTGCGCTGTTCGCAAGTCCGCCGGAAGTTCAACAAGATCGCCAAGGCGGCCCGTTTTCGCTCCAGACTTGCCGCTCGCAAGAGCCGGGTCTAGTGCCTGCCAGATTTCCGGCTTTAGCGTGGTTGTCGACGTGTCGACCCATGTCATCGGTTTCGACCCCGGAGCGACACCGCCGAATGTCTCCGGGTGTCCCCACCCGGTTGCTTTCCACACGCGGTCTTGAAGCTCCGGCGAGCCCATCCCGTGCTTGCGCCAGATATCTTGCGCGACTTGCAATGCTTCTTTCGAGCCGGGCGCACCAGGGGCGATCCGCCCCGCCTCCTGCAATCGGCGAGCCCCGGACGGCCCGATGAACGCATATAATTCCATCCCTGGAGTCGGCTTTGAAAACGCCGCCCGCCCGAGTCCACCCGTCATCATCGCCAGATAGCCGTCTGAGAGCGCGTTCATCGCAGACTGAGGACGGCGACGGAACGGCGATCCCTCGTCTTCCGCGCTTTCTGCAACGACGGTGGGGCTCCAGCCCATCAGGGCGTTCTCGTTGGCCATGCTATTTCCGCTGCTTGTCGTCGTCGCGCTTGTTCGCGTAGTTCGCGAGATAGGACGCCCGGAGCGCGTTCGAGGCGCGCGCCGGCGACAGACCAACCGACGCCAAGGCATTGCTGCCGACGCCGAGCGCCCGCCCGGCGCCATAGGCTGCCTCGCCCATTAGCCGCGGCGACTGGAACGGCAGCACGGCAAGCATGGCGGGGTTCATCCACGCGGCTCCGAATGCGCTGATGGGCCCGAGCCGAGCAAGCCCGCGCGGCATGGCCGTGTTCAACGATTGTCCCGCGAGCGCCGCCGGGAGGTCAGGCGCATGACGCGCAAGGTCGTCAAGCAGCTTCTCGCGGTAGCCCCAGCTTGTGTTGACGTTATTGCGCATCACGGACTGGAGCTTGCGTAGCGTCGTGTCCGTCGATGCCTTGTCGTTGATCGAGAGCGTGCGACGCATCTCTCCTATGGCATCCGACGCCGCCGAGTAGTCTTTCATCGTCTGGGCGTAGGACGGTACCTGCTTGGTGATCTCAGCCTTGGCCGCCGTATAGACCTCGCTGGCGACGGTGCGCGCCGTCGTGCCCTGTTTGGTGTCTTTCCAGATATCGCCGAGCGCCTGCTTGAGCGCGTCGAGAGCTTCCGCGTTGCGCTCCGCTTTCGGGATTGCCAGGAATTCGTTGTATTTCGTGGTCATCTGGTTGACCACGCTCGCCGCTTCGTCGGACTTCTGAATACCCTTGTATTGCACCATATTCTGGGCGCGATCGAGCGCTTGCCGGATCGGGTCGAAGTTGACCGGCGTCGAGTTTGCGCCCACCGCCGACATGCCAGCCTTGTAGGCGGCCGATCGGTCCTTCCCCATCTGGTTGACGGCGCCCTCGGCCATGTCGACGACCCGCTCGAGCGGAGCGTTGCCGCGCATGTTCTCGACGAACACCTGATTGCCGGTGCGGCCTGCCTTGACAGCCTCGTCAAACGACCGCGCGCCCGCGCCCGTCGTCGCTGAAAGCACATTCGAGACCGTACTGCCAGCCGCGCGTCCGGCGCGGGCGACGTTGGTCAGAGGATCGATAATAGAGCCTGCCGTCTGGGCTATCTGTCCCACCTTACCGACGACGCCAGGACCGCGCACGGCGACGGCGCCGCCGCCGGTCAGGACCATGGCAAAATCGGCCATGACCCCCACGGGATCGGTTGCCAGAGCCTTGCGGACACCGGCCGCAGACCCGTACCTTTCCTTGAGGTGCGCCGCGAGCGCTTCGACGACGGCTTCGCGCTTCTGCTTTTCGGCAGGGTCTTGCTCCACACCGAGTGCGCCAGCCGCCTTGGACGCCAGTCCCTTGCCGAGGTCGGCGACTGCGTTCGCCGTGTCGATCGGGTGCAGGATCGGCTGCACCAAGTCTTTCGCGAACTTGGCCGCACTCGACGGGAGGTTGGAAATCGCTTGCCCCGGCACGTCCGACCATGACGGGTCGAATGGGTCGCCTTCGACGGGCTTGAGCGTGAGGCCGCTGGATGGCTTGGCCGTTGGGGCCGGCGCCGCGGCCGGCTGTTGCTGCGGTGCCGTTTGTGGCGCGGCTGCGACTAATGCCGGGGGCTGAGCGACTGGCGCTTGAGCGGCCGGCTGCGCCGCTGGCTGAACCGCGGGCGGTTGCGGGATTGTCGATCCGGCAATGCCAGGCGCGGCAAACCGGCGCGGATCGAACGGCGGCTGCAGCTCCTTTGGCGCGGGGCGCGCTGGTTGTGCCGGTCGCTCGGCGGGCGCCGCCTGTTGCGCAGGTTGCCGCCCAAGAGACGGATATGCCTGGGCAAACGCGCGCAAATCAGCATCAAGGGCAGGCGGAAGCCCGGATGGCTGCCCCTGATTGCGGTCAATCTTGTAGTATTCGTCGACCAGATCGCCCCAACGCTCATTGGGTACCCCATGCTTTTGCATGAGGGTTACCCATGCTTTTGTCGCATCGGAGGGGCTAAGCCGGCTGTCAGCGGCGGGCTCTGCGACTACGGCCGAAGACGGCTCTTGAGTGTTCACAGCAGGCGGAGGCGCCACGGGCTGGCGCATTTGCGGAGGCGGTGCTTGCGCGCGGGGTGCGGCGCGTTCCTCCCCCGGCCGCACGATCGGCCCGGGCCGCTGAACCGGCGCTTGCGCCTGCTCGACGAATGGGTCTGCATCAAGTGGGATCAGAAACAACCCTGGCCCAGCCATCAGAAACCACCGATTTCATAGGATTTTCCGTCAGACCCTTTGTGTATCCACTTCCCTGATTTTGGGTCGTACTTGCCGCGGATGAATGTTCCGGGGCGTGCTTTGTCTGGAATATCCCATGCGCCATCCGGCGCCCTGACTGAGCCTTCGACTGGCGGCTCAGTGCCGGGCTTCGCAGGAAATACATTCCGAATAATCGAGGGGAGCTTCTGCTCGACTTCTTGAGCGATTGCTTCAGTGTTTGGCGGGCGCCCCGTTCTGTATGCTTGTTGGGCCAGGTAGTGAGCCAACGCCGTTCGCTCGGCCTCGCGCTTCAGTGCCGGCAGCAAAACCGGCAATGTCGATGGGTCACTGACGATAGTCGCCAAGCCCTTTTGGACGAATTCAACGTCAGAATTCGACATCGGTTTGAGCTTCTGGCCCTCTTGCAGAACGAACTTTTGCGTGAGTGCCTGCAGCAATTCCGCCGGCTGGATTTTGTCGGCGTTCGGAATGCCAGCTTGCGCGCCCATGCGCCGCATTTCGAGGATTTGACTAGCGCCCCATCCAGTCGTCGCATACTGCGACACGCGCTCAAGGTCGCCGATCGTATAGATTGTTCCGCGGGCCTCGCTAAACGCCTTCCCGGCTTCGTCGTAGTTCTTCGGGGCGTTGTGCGTGGCGTAGGCTTTGTCGAACTGGCCTTGTTGTCCGCCGCCGGGAGGAGTCAGGAACGTCGTCTGGCCTGTCCTCGGGTTGTTCCGATAGAGTATTGATCCTTCCGGCGCATGCCCCACAGTCTCGCTCGGCGGCGCGTAGTTCCCCGTGATGACAAACTGCTTGCCCTCCGGCGTGCTCGCGTCGATGCCGAACCGGTGGGCATTCGCCATGCGCCATTCCGGCGTCTGCATCTTGATCTGGTCCAGTTGGGCCATCGACGTAGCCGTGCTTGCGCGAGACGCATCGATCGCCGCCTCAGCCTTGCGCCGCTCGATATCGTCGTTCCGCGTCTGCATTAGAGCGGTTAGGCCGTAGTGCAGCCCTTCCGGGCCGAGCGCGCCGACGAACGGCCGAACCCCAGCGGGAAGGTCTGCCATGTTGGCCGGATTGCTCATGAACGTCTGGTAGCGCTGCTTTGCTTCGGCCCGATCGTCGAGTCGTGCATTCACCTCTCGCGCGTGCAATCCGAACTGGTCCCGCGCCAGTTGGTGTTTCGCCTGCTCATCCATCCCGCGCCGGTACTGGACAAGCGCGTTGGTGATCGGCTCGAAGAAGTTCCCCGGATCGACCTGAGTGGCCTGATAGGCCGGGAGCTGCATCAGTGGCGGCATGCGTCAGCCCTCCATCACGGCATGTATCCAGGATCGACGTAGCTGCCGGAGTTGCCCTTCCAGATGCCAGCAGCGGACTTGCCCCAGCCCGACAGCGCGTTGCCCATGTTGCCGAATGCGCTCGCGCCACCGGCCCCCGGCGCGAAGCCGGAGATCACCGATCCGCCGAGCCCGCCGAGCCCCTTCATGATCGCGTTGACGCTGTTGGTCTTGTTCGCAGCCGTCGCGTTGCCGTAGTTGATCGCGTTGCCAGCCATCTGTTGCCCGTAGCCCATGCGCGCGTCGCCGAGCCACTGGCCTGCGTTCTGAGCGATCCCGGCTTGCTGGCCTGCGGCCTGCATCCCCATCTGGCCCGCGCCCTGGAGACGGTTCTGCCAGTTGGCGTAGTCCTGATACCCCATGCCCTGCCGTGCCCTGGCGACGGCAAGCGCATTGTATCCGGTGTTGACGCCGCCGCGGGCGTTCGCGGCCCGGTCCATCGCCGTCTGAGCGTGGTTCTGCTCCCAATCGAGGTAGGGATTTCGGGCGTTCTGGTACATCGTGAGAGCGTTCTTGCCGCCCTCGGCACCATTGAGACCGATCGAGTCGTCATAGGCCGACTGAGCGCGCCGCCCGCTCGCCGCCCATGGCTCGTAGTAGCCTGCCGCCTTGTTCGCGTAGTTGGTGTACTGGGTCGCGGCGTCCTGATACCCGTTGGTCAGGTAGTCCTTGGACTGCCCGTAGGCCTTGTCCATGTCCTGCTGCTGGCTCTTGCCAGTCAGCTTGTCGATGAAACCGCCGAACGCGCTCATGGAGCCCTCTTCAGTGCGAGCAACAGGGCCGCGAAGAACTGCAGCCACACCTTGTTCATCGTTCCGTCAGCGTTGAGCACCGGCGTCGATGCGGCTGGCAGCTGCGGGAGGTTCGGTATCGCCATCAGGGCGCCAGCTTCTTTGCGTCGAGGTACGCAGGACCGATCAGGCCCTTGATCACAGCAGCGCTGATCGAGAACTCGAAAGTGCAGCCCTGAGCAGGGATGTGGCCAAGGCGCGTGAACTTGACCCGTTCGATGCGTTCACCCTGCCGCCCAAGCGAAGCGCGGTCCTCCCCGTTCCAGACTTCGCCGCCGTCGAATGACAGCCGCATCATCAGTTCCGGGTTGTCGTCTTGCGTGACCCCGGTGTTCGTGCCGACGCCCATCACCGGCCGCACGTAGAGTGCCGAGGCGTCGAGACGGTTCGGGAACGAATGCACTGGAGGCGTGCGCACGGTCATGACCAGCGGCGCGTTGCCTTCCACAGCCACGTCAGGGCTCATGGTGTAGAGCTTGCCCAACGTCGCATCGCCCGCAATCCATTTCGTGCCGAACTTGGAGACCGTCGAGCACCGCCAGCGCGTGTTACCGTAGCTCTGACGCTCGCTCCAAGTGTTCGTCGTGCGGTTCCAACACCACGTCCAATCAGGCGAACTGATCTGGTAGAAGCTGTGCCCGCGCGCGGCCCATGACGTAGACGTGATCTGCTCCGGCACAGCCGACGCGATGTCCCGTTCCACCGCATGCGTCGAGATGCGCTGCCCGTCGTAGCCTGACATAAGCCGCACCGTGCCGTCATGCGCGATCCATGCAAGCGTGCGGTCGATCTTGGCGACACTGCCAGCAGCGAGGCAGCCGAGTTCGGCGATCGCCACGCGGCCATCCTTGAAGGGGAAATCAACGTCGCCGGTGTCTTTCCACCATTCGGTCGATCGCGTGCCGAACAGCACCACCTCGCCCTCGCGCGTCTCGGCGCGCACGATCTCATCCGGGTTGCTGTCGGCCGTGCCGAAATCGAGTTCATCGATCGTCGTAAAATCATCGATGCCGGTCGTGAACCACCGCCCGTTGCTAACTGGAATGATGCCGTACCCGTCGAGCACGGTGAGCGACGATCCCGGCGGCAGGGTCCAGGCGCTGGACGACGACCCTAATGACGGGTCCGTTAGCGTGGGGTCCGTTAGCGTGGGGTCCGTTAGCGTGGCGCTCGTGCTCGTCGCGCCTGTCACCAATTGGAGCGTATTGGCACCCGTGTCGATCACGTAAAAAAGGCCGGAGGACAAAATGCCAATCTGCGGGACAGCGCGCCGATTCCGCGCCATGTAGACTGGCCCATCGGTCGGAATGCCGCCAATCGTCGTTACGCCGCCGCCCGCGTCCACCCGATACACCTGCCGGCCCGACACGACGTAGAGATAGGCGCCAACCTCGATCATCCCGCGCACGCCAGCGCTTGCCATCGTCGCAAAGTCGGACAGCCCATCGTGCGCCACGATCACGCTCGGGTCCGCCGCTTCATCGCCCAATTGCTCGACGTAGCAGTTGATATGCCGCTCGGCGCCCGCAAGCCCAAACCGCGCACGATTGCTGCCGGTGCCGAGAGAGATCGGGATCGGATCGCTCACCGGCCCCACCTCCGCTCCGGCTCGATCCGCACCACGGGCTCGCGATCGGCCGAGTGTGCGGCTTGGAGCAACACTTGCGACATGCCCATGACGTGAGACACCGCGTCCGCCGCGGGCGAGTAGTCACCCACCAGACGCGCCGCAAGCGAATATCCGACCGTCTCCAGCCACTCTTGCGGGATGTCGAGGCTGTTGCCGATCGCGTCGATATCCTCGAACCGGCGCTGATACGTGAAGCTGATGGTTTCCGCGTTCGGGATAGCCGCGATCACTGGCCAGACGTAGAGCGTGCCGCCGTCGCGTTGCGGGTCGAAGTAGTATTGCGTCGGGATGCCCGTGGTCGTCTTGTAGGGCAGATCGCGGTATTCCTCGCGGGTCATCACTTCCATCGGAAGATCGCGCCCGCTTTGCGTGAACCGCGCCGAGATGATGCGGAACGCCTTGGCCACGTCGCCCGTCGTGTAGGCGGCTTGGTTCGCTACCAGATTGACGCTGCCCTCCGTCGCCCGCCAAAGGTTCGGCCCGGTCATCTGCCACGTCTTGAGCATCAGATTGAGGGACTGAATGCCGTCGCTCATGTCGGCGGCCGATGGCGAGCGCGTCACGCGCAATTTCTTCAGCGCGAACCGCACCACGTCGGCAGCATTGAGCGTGAAGTCCGTCGATCCCGATGTGGTCACAGATCGCTCGCTGTCACGTCGTTGGGTTCGAGAAACGTATCTGGCGCCTCAGGGCGCGGGGACGGCACGGTAATCTTGTCTTTCCGGCCGCGCACGAAGTCCTGGCTGTGCCGGGGCTCCCAATCCGCGCGGCAAACGATCTTGTTGTCCCACCGGCGGCGCGTGTCGGAAGCCCGCACCTTGAACCCGCATTCGTCGCAGATGCGATAGAAATCGCCGCGGCGGTAAAGGTTGCTCATGCGTAAGTGATCGTCACGTCATCAGCGCCGGATGTGACCACGGTAATACCCGTGTCGCACCAGCACCCGAAGTCGAGATAGTAGGGCTTGGTATCGGTCGAGTTGGTGATCGTCGCCACCTTCGTGCCGCTGGCCGCCGTGTTGTTGTAAATCGTGATCGTCGAGCCCGAGACAGGCTTGTTGACGGTCACTCGGATGAGAATTCCGGGCGTCGCCTTGACGGCGGTTGTCGTAGCGCTGGTGATATTCTTCGGTAGAAACCTGCGATCCATCGGACCCTCGTCAGTTGCCGGCGGCAGATCACCCGCCGCCGGTCATGGTCACACGGGCAGAACGACGAAGCGGATGGCCACTTTCACCGTGCCGCCGGTCGCCGCCGAACCGCCGACCTTGCCGTAAACTGGCGTCGCGGCCGTCAACTGCGTGCCGAGCCCGGTGCCCGCCGTGGTCGAAGCAATCGCGCTCCGCGTCACGTCGGCCCGCAACTCGTTGGCGAACAGGTCCGTGGTTCCCGACGTGCCGATATCGACAGTCGGGTTGGTGCCGCCGGTGCCGCCGCCGAACGACACCACGTCCATTGGGATGGCACCGATCGGCAGCGTGCCAAGCAACACCTGCGTGCTGCTCGTCGGGTCGAACGTGGCAATCAGCTTGAGTTCGACGCCCGCAAGCGAGTGTCGCTGGTTGCCGCCGCCGCACGTGATCCCGTTCGGGAAGTTGGTCAGTCTGGTTGCCATGGGCTCACCTCACGCGCCAGGCGTGCCATAGACACCCAGCCAGTCCGTCCAGCCGACCGAGAAACGAACCGTCGCCTTCGCCTTGGCGTTCGCCGAGTCGAAGTCGTTGTCCTGCGCGAACTTGAGCGCGCGCCGCGTGAACCGGGTCAGGCCGTTCGGCACGTTGGTCTTGATGAACCAAGCGTCGGTGTCGGTCAGGTAGTGGTTCACGGTCACGCCATCCGGGAAGATGCCCATGTTCTTGATGGCGTTCAGGTCGTTGTTGGCGGTGCCCGCCTGCAGCGATGACTTGACGATGCGCTCGGCGTTGAAGGCCTCGTTCGGCGCCACGATCAGCTTCCGCGGCATCACGCTGATCTTGAGGCCACGCGAGTTGGTGGCGTTCATGATCTGGATGCAGAGGTCTTCAATCGAGGCTTCCGACAAGTCCGCCGCCGTGGTCAGCACGTTCGACTGGTTGCCCGTCAACGTCGGATGATCTGAGACGATCATTGCCTTGCCGTCGCCGCCGGTATAGCTCGTGTTGAACGCGCGGTTCAGCACGTTGGCAGCCACGATCTCTTCCGTCTGGCGCATCGAGAACGCCAGCGCCTTGGAACGCTTCTTGGAAACCTCCTCGTAGAGGTTGTCCTCCAGCTCCTCCTCGGTGACGATGTAGCCCAGGCCGTAGACGACATGGGTGTATCGCTTGGTGTAGCCCTGCGACTCGGAATCGTAAGACACCGAGCCAGCCTGCGCCTTGACCGGCGCGAGGCCGAAGCCCGTCGTCTGCACGTCCTCCTCGTAGTTCTTGTCGGAAGTCTCCTCGTCGAAGATCATCTTCCACTCGACGGGGTGCTCGTCGTAGGAGCGGCCGAACCACTTGTTGACCCCCAGCCACAGGGCCTTGGGATGATTGCCAGTCGTTATGACGCCAGCCATATCTCGGGTTCTCCTTAGACGCCGGTCTGGTTGCGGAGCGAATGCAGGTTGATCGCAACCAGCACCTTCGCGTTCGCGCCGATCGCGTTATCGACCTTCTGAGAGAAGCCGAGAATGCGAAGCTGCAGCGTGTTCGTGGTCGCCTTGGTCGACGTGTCGAGCTGGACGCCGGACAGGCCGGTCACAGTCGAGCCCGAACCATCGATCCAGTCAGCGTTGAGGCCGACGTCGACCGCCGCGAGCGCGCCGCCAACGGCATCCTCCTGCACCTCGAAAATGAGGTCGGGATCGTCGGCCACGTAAACGTAACGAAGTTCGGAGGCCGCGCGGTACGTGGTCGAGTCGCGCGTCACCGGCTCCACGCCGACGACGGGGCCGAGCATGTAGGCGCCCGAACCGGCCGTTGCCTTGGTCACGGTTGCGATACCATCGGCATCGGCCGAACCCGCAAGAATGACGGGATCACCGAGGTAGAGCGCCGTGCCATCGCTGGCAGGAACGGCGTAACGAGTCGCGGCACCGTTGTAGGGGGCGCCGTTGCGGTGCCGAACCGGGCGCAGCCCGTACGGCGTATTCGCGTTTGGCATGTGGGGTTATCCTCAGGGTGTGTAGGGCTTGCCGCCGGCCGGAGTTCCGATCTGGATACCCCCCATTGGCACGTAGGCACTGGCGCCTTCCTCTGCCGAAAGGCCCTTGGCCCCTGGCGTCGCGCCTCGCCTCAGAACTGCTTCCGTCGCGTCGATCGCCGCCTGTTCCTTGCGTTTGTCGGCCGCGTAGTATTCCTTGAGCTTGCGAACAAGCACTGCCTTTTTGCCCGTCCGCTTGTCCACCACACGCTCCACTTTCGAGCCGATACCGCGATCCTTGGAATCGGGCTCTAGATCGGAACCGTTCACCACGTCCCAATCGTCTTGTTTTGTGAGCTGGTACAAGCGGCCGGGATCGTCGTTGACGAACCGATACTCGTAGTTGGGGTCGATGTTGCCCTGGATCGCCAAGTTTCTGAGGCGGCCCGGTCCCTGATCGTCCCGTCTGCGGCGCTGCGCCCGTTGCTCTTGAACGCGCGCCGATGTCCCGGCCTGTTGCTGCTGTGGCCGGGAAATGCCGTTGACCTGTGCGGTGCTCATTCTGGTGTCAGCCTTGTTCGTAGTAGTCGCGAGCGTACTCGCTGAGGTTCTTGTAGAGACCCTGCGACACGAAACGCTCGCCGGCCTTCCTCACGTCGGCGGGCAGATCGCTGGCTCCCTTGGAGCGAGGCCCAGACGAAGCCGAGACGCGGCTACCGCCTTCGACCATGCCGGGCTGTGCGCCGCCGCCGGACGCGCGAGGCTGCCGCCCGAACTTCTCCGGGAACTTCTCGGCCACGTAGCTGCGCGTGCGCTCCAGGTTTTCTTGCAGGGACAGGCCCGGCATCGAGCGATCGAGTTCGACCGAGTGCTGCCTAGCGACGGCCTGCAACATCGGATCACGGTCGAACCATGGATTCTCCTGCACCCATGCCGTCACCTGAGCCTGAATTTGCGGGCTCATCTGCGGCGGACCGCTCTGCTGCGTCGTCTCGGCAATGTGCTCATCGAACTGGCGCACGGCCTGCGCCTGGTCGCGGCGCAACTGGTCGTAGCGGCCAACGTCGGCGCTCTCGGCCGCGTGGCGCATGAGGCTCTCATACTGGCTGATCAGCTCCTGGCGTTGGCGCTGCACAGCCACTTCCGCCATCTTGGCCACGCGATCGAGCTTGGCATGGGACTCGGCTTCGATCTGCGCCAGCTTGCGCGTCTGGTCGCGAAGGCGCTCGCGGAGGACAGGCAATTCGTTCTCGCCGCGGCGGACGAATTCTGCCGGATCTACCCACTTCTCTTCTGGCCCGCGGAACTCTTCTTTCGGGCGCCAGCCCATGGACCGGGCACGAGACTCGATGTCGTCGTGGCCGCCCTCTTGCGCTTGCGGCGTCGGTGCGGCTTCGCCGGGGATCGCGACGCCAGCGTTGGCTTCGGCCTTCGGCTGTTCCAGGACTTCGGTGTCAGACATGCGCGGCCTCCCGGATGGCCACGATGTCCTTGTCGTTCATCAGCCGGTAATCGGCGCCGTCGTTGCCCTTGACGGTGATCCCGGCGTAGCGGGCAAAAATCACGGTATCGCCGGGACGGGGTTTCCGCGCGGTCGCTGGCCACTCCTCGTACGTGAATGCGAGCGGCGAAAGATCGATCATTTCCCCCTCCATCGAGGCATGCTCGTCGCGCTCGCGCGTCTCGTCGGGCTTGTAGAGCTTGAAGCCGCCCTTCAGTTCAATCTCGCCGCTGTCCTTCCTCGGCCGGATCAAAACCTGGAATTGCGTCGGCTCGATCCCGGTCTTGTTGAAGATCATGCGGGGTAGTGGTGTGACCTTGCCTTTGGTCTTCATTCCAGAACTTCCTCGATTTTCTGTGGTGTCAGGTTCGTGATTTCCTCAAACGCAGCCGCGCGGGCTCGCATCTTCACGAGTTCCAGCGGATCACAGCTTCCTCGGTCGAATGACATCGCGGTCCATTCCTCTCGGGAACGGCCTGCCGCGACCTTGCACACACGCATCACCGCTTCCGTGAGGGGATGGGCCAGCCACTCCTCCCAATCGTCAGCGTCGATTCTCACTGCAGGCCCTCAAGGCCGGGCGGCACGGGCGCGGCCTCGGGCCTCGGCCCCATATTGCCGCCGAGCTGTTGCGCCATCAGCGCCATGTCGTCGGGCGGAATCGCCGCGCCGCCACCTTCCATCATCGGGTCGAACGGCGGCGGGCCACCCATGCCCCCTATGCCCCCTATGCCTTGGGGCGGCATTCCTTGCGGTCCCATCGGCCCAGGCGGCGGCGGCTGCCCCATCGGCGGGCCAGACTGCGTGACCAACATCTCCGGCTGCAGCGGGATCGGAACCGCCATCCCTGACGTTGCCGCGGCCACCACGCCTTCAATCGCCGTTTTCGCAGCTTGCGCGCGCTTCAGTTCAACGCCGGCAATTCCATCTTGCAACGCGACTTCGGCCTCTGGCGGCGGCCCAGGCGGCGGCGGCTTCAGCAGTTCTTCCGGCTTCTCGATCCGAGCGGCCTCGAGCGCGCGCTTTGTCGCCGCGAGGCCGTCGATGAACGGGTTTCCCTTTTCAACCTGTTCCATCACGAACTGCGCTTTCGCCATGCGCTGCATCTCCGTGACCGTGTTCGGGTCGGCCACCGGCAGCACGTCGATGTCATCGTGGTAGTCCTGCGCCACAACCTCGATTGGCTCATCGAGCAGGGCGACATACTTCGCCTGGTTCAGCGTCTCTTTGTTGATGTCGAAGATGAGCCTGTATTCTTCCTTGAGAGCCCGGAAGATGCGCTTGTAGATCGCGGTAAAGACCTTGAGCCCCTGTTCGATCGCGGCCATGGTTGACGTAGCCGTCTGGTTCGTCGGCGTCTCGCCCGTCAGGATGTCCTTGACCGAGGCAATGTCCTTGCCTGCGTTGATCAGGAACTCCAGCAACTGCATGAGCACCGGAGCCGGGCCAGGGTGCTCCAGATGCACGAGCGCCTTGCGGATATCGTCGCCGGTGCCGGGCACGGTCGGATACTGCCCCGGCTTCATCTTGAGCGTGGACTTGCCGAGCTGCAGGCCCGATGCCGCGAACCCGCCGCCCGAGTTCTGCAGCGTGCCGGCGTCCATCATCTGATTGATCGTGGTGTCGATCACGTCCGAGATAGCCTCCAGCAGCTTGCCGAAGCCGATATCGTAGAAACCGCCTTCTGGGTCCGGGATGAACGGTATCTTCACCCAATAGTCACGCCGCGGGATGCGCAGGATTTTGCCGCGCTCCTGATCGACAACGATCTTGTCAACGTCGAAGCACGGCTTGATGCGAACGACCTTCTGCGTTTCCTTGTGAACCGTGACAACCCACGGCTCTTTCACGCCGTCGCTGTCCACGTCCCAGTAACGATGCTGCTCCAGGAACGTGTGCGGGCTGTCGGAGTCGGTGCTGTCGTCGCTGCCGGTCGTGAGTTCGATTTCGCGGAACTTGCCTTCCCGAATGCGTTCCTCGATCTCGTGCGGGTAGAGCTTGAACACGTGCGTGATACGGGGCACGCGACTCAGCGACTTGGCGCCCTGGTTCACGACCACATCGAACGCGCTCGCCAGATCGGACGTGACGCCAGCCTCGCTCGCGTCGTCGGGGTAGACTTTCTTGAAGGCGCACCCGACGATCGGGATTTGATGCAGCGCCGTGTCCATGTCGGATTCCCAATGGGGAATCTCGTAGAGGAGCTGGTAGCTCATGTGCTGCGAAACGCGATCGGCCATCGCTGCCTTGAGCCCAGCAGGATCGCGGCCCATCACCTGACACTTGACGATGCGCGGGCCATCGACGATCGCGGGATAGGCGCGAGCCGCGAACTGCAGCGCCGCGGTCGTGAGCATCGGAAACTTGACGTTCGACGCGCCGTCCCACGGGTAGGACTTTGATTCGACCTTCTGCCGGGCAATGTCCATGGCCCGGCGTGCGGACTTCTCCCAATCCGCGCGGCTGTCTTCGTCGATCCTGAACTCGCGCACGACGATCGAGCCGAGTTTGCCCAACTCCTCATCCGTCACCGCGTCGGCGACGTTCGGCATCTTGGCGAGCTTCATGAGCAGCATCGCCTGCTGCTTGAGCTTGGTGACGCTCTCGGGCTCCGGTGGCGCCAGCGGGAACGGGATCACCTCGCCGTAATGCGGCGCCTCGCCCATCTCACCCATCGGCCCGTGCTCGTAGCCGGCGGGCTCTGGCTCATCCATCATCGGTTGGCCGTAGGAGGCCAGGGGAGACATCCCGAAGGGGCTCATCAGTAGCCGGTCGTCCTGTTGCCGATGCTGCGGCGCGCATCTTCCTCATCGTCAAACGACGGCGCCGTGCGCGCGACCCGCATTCCGCTCATGACCAGATACCGGCTGGCGTCCATAAGATGGTCGTTCTCCTTGACGATCTTGCCGTTTTCGTCACGGCGATAAATGCGAAACTCGCTCAGCCAGTTGCGGAGCGTTCGGAACACCTTCAAGCGGCCGGACACGAGGCGCTGGTAGATCGCGTGGATTCCCGCCTCTACCGCGTTCTCGGCGTCGATCAGATGTAGGCCCAGCTTTTCGTATTCCCGCCGCAGCGACTTGCCGTCCACTTGGCTCGCGCCGGCTGAGGCCGGATCAATCGCGCCCATCAGCCAGGGCTCGACCGCGTTGATCGAGGATGCGTGCACCGCGGGAGCCGCCTGCCCCATGTAGTGCTCGCGGTAGAGGTAGATGCAGTCTGCCGTCCGATCCCATGCGCCCCAAATGCAAGCCGTGCGGTTCCAGCCAACGTCGAGGCCGTAAGCGCGCGGCCAGAACTCCGGCAGGTCGAACGGCTCAACCGTGATCGCGCCCTCGGGAACCGGATAGATGACGCCAGCGCCCATGACGGGGATGCCCTTCGTGCGGGCGTCCCGCATGTGGGGTTCCATGCCGTCGAGGAGTTCCTGCTTGGTCTTGGCCGAGAGGTGAGGGACATCATCCCATGTGGCCTGGACGCAGAGGCGTGAAATTTTATTCCTCGTGGTCTGGTGTTTTGCCGGGGAAACCCGACACTCTACGAAACGTCATTCTATTGCGGCGCCAAATGCGGGAGGAATTTTAGCGCCACCTTAGACAGTCCAAGCAGCGGTGTGAACGTGTTGATCATCGAGCCGCTGTCTTCTCCGGGCACGGTCGCCGTCAGGCGCAGCAACATTTCCTCGTAAACGTCGATCGGCGGTTCCTCGTCGAACCAGCCAAGGTCTTTCTTCGTGCCCTGGAACGTCCGGCGGCCCTGGTCGTAGCTCTTGAACTGCAGGATCGAACGCCCGCCGCTCGTGTGCTGAACCGTGACCGTCTCGACGCCGCCCGGCGTGCCCTGCATCGAACTCGGCTCTCCGATGATGCACTCGCCGGGGATCAATCCCGTTCCCAGTTCTCCACTTTTGCCCTCAGCGCCGATCCCGAGCATCGCCTGCTGGATGATGTCTCGTGTCGTCGCCCGTGTGTCGCCGGCTGCCCATGCCGAGATCGGTCTGTCCCACCTGCGTCCTGGCCACCAATCCGGGTAGAGCCCCGTCAGATGCAGCGCCGTCTCGTATCCGCCGACGCCCCACGTCTTGCCCACGCGGTTGGCTGCCATCATGCAGCGTTCCATGTGGTCCTTGCCGCCCGCGAAGAACTCCAAGTGCTTCGGGTAGAGGTGGCGAGCAAGCGGCCCGTCGTCGGGGTACAGGTCGAAGAGCTTACGCCGCCTCTTCCGGCGATCCTTTTCCTCCAGCAGGGACAGCAACTCCCGCTTTTCCGAGGAGGAAAGCGATGCGAGATTCAAGCTGGTCATCGGGCATCTTCACGTTGAGATCGCCGTCGAGGGTGAGCTTGTCACCGTAGCGCTTGGGGTCGAGCTTCGAAGCGGCCCATTTGCGGGCGTCGATCCGGTTCCGAGCCTTGGCCGCGTCCGTTTCCGTGTCCGAAATGTCGATGATCTCTTCGGCCAAAAACTCGGCGCGTTCTTCGCGCGCACGCGCGTATCGGTCACGCAGCCAAGTGTATTCATTGACCCATCGCCAGAAGCTGTTTTTGCTCGGCATATCAGGGTCATCACACACGGAGTTGAGCGAGCGACCAGTAGCCACCCGCTTGCAGACCTCTTCGGCGACCTCTAGTGAGTATTCTACCCCTTGCTTCACGTGAGACCTTTAGGCTGCACCATTGAGGCTACGGGCTTCCGGGAAGAGGTTGCGGTATTCCGGGGTCTGCAGCCACTTCTCAAGTCGAGGGTCGACAACATATTCCTTCGTGTGGTGGACCACGGGCATCAGAGCCGAATTCGGCGGGACGCTCGGGGGCATGGGTGCCGGCATGGGACGGGGATCGATGGG